GTTGACCTCGAAGACGGCAAGGTGGTCGGCAGGGATATGTTCAAGCTGTACCCCGCCGAGAAACCCTTCCCCAAGTTCGAGTTCATAGTCCAAAGCTATGACTGCGCCTTCAGCGATAAGGAATACAACGACCCGACGGCCATGACAACGTGGGGAGTATTCAAGCCACTGGATGGCCCGATGTCCGTCCTGCTCATCGACTGCTGGGCCGAACACCTGACCTTCCCCCTGCTCAAGCCCAAGGTGCTAGAGGAGTGGCGGGTGTCCTATGGCGAAGGGAAGGAGGCCAAGCGCCCCGACCTGATACTCGTGGAAGACAAGGCCGCAGGCATCTCCCTGATTCAAGAACTGCGTGCTGCGCACCTGCCCGTCAGGGGCTACAACCCCGGTAAGGCCGACAAGATGCAACGGCTCCAGATTACCGCCTCCATTTTTGCCACAGGCCGGGTATGGCTACCCGAGAGCAGCGTTAGGAAGGGCTACGTCAAGGACTGGTGTGAGGGCTTCCTGAGCCAAATATGCTCCTTCCCCGACTCGACCCACGACGACTACGTCGACTCGGCCACACAAGCGATTCGGTTAATGAAGGACATGGGCTTCCTCGACATCAACCCTGAGCCTCTGTATGATGACGACGATGACTACGCTTATACCCGCAAAGAGCGGGTCAACCCCTATGCGGTGTAACTATGGCTGACCCAAAGAAGTTTTTCGGTGGACTCAACAAGGTGCGTGAACGCTTGATGTCAGCGCCTGACGAAGCCCGTCTGTCTGAATTGCTATCGCATGGCGGGGACAAGGCTTTGCCCCTCATGTTGCCTCGCGCCAATTTGTCGAGCGACTTCGTCAACCAGCAGGCGGAACGTGTGGCCCGTCAGATGCTGGGCGAACACGTTGTCAGCGGAAAACCCAAGGAAACATTCAACCTAGCGGGCCGCTCCAAGAAGGAGAGCCAGAGGGTCAAGGGGCTGAACTACAAGCTGTCTCCCACGGGTACGGTGGCGCAGGAAGTGCCATATACCCCACGCAGGGGCGACCTGAAGGTGGCTGTCCCCGGCGACCAGACTGTGTCCAACAAGATACTTGATGAGGTCAACGGCGTCCCTATTGATTCTGTGCAGGAGGGCGGAGCCTATTACGGTCTAGGCCAAAGGCATCTGGATGACCCTGAGTTCTGGAAGTCAAACGAAGAGCCAGCCAAGCGAATGCAAAGCAAGGTTGACCGTGTGGCGGAACTGTACGAGCCTAACCGCGTTATTGGCTCCCACCTTGCAATGGGGCCAATGTCGAATAACTTTGCCATGCACTTTGCTGACGCCAACTTGCGTGCGATTGATTGGTCAAAGGCGCAACCAAATAAAATTGACATCTTTGACAGCATCATTGCGTATGGGTACAAAGACCCTAAAACCGGGGAGATGGTAAAGTTTCCAAACTGGCCCGGTCTTGCTGACCGTGAAGGTGCGCTGACTGCCATGAAGGAGGACGCCAACCTGCGCAAGTGGTTTAACAACCGCATGAAAACGCCCAAGGTGACCAAGCCCTTGGGTTTGCCAAATGGGCTGGACATCCAGTACGCCATCACGGAGCCTCGCCTGCGCGACATGGAAATCAACATGACTGGCCTGATGACGGGCGAACTTAAACCCGGCGCACTGGTAGAGGCGGCAGGCACTCCGCACAACACCTACAGTCACCGCATCCTTGGCGAAGCTGGAGGCCCGCAAGAGGTGCTGACCCCCTTCGTAATCGACTTCCCTGACGCGGCCCAACACATTGCCTCGACCAAAAAGCCAGCGGACTTCACTGGGACAATTCAAAAAGTATTCCCCCACCAACTCGTGGACGACCAATACCTCAACCAATACGGCGAGTACCGCAACCGAATCAAGGAGTTGACGGGCCAGAAGGAAGGCGGCGCTGTCGACATGGAGGCCGCAGACGCAAGGCTGGCGCAAGCAATACAAGCCCGTATGGCAAACGGTGGGGCGGTAGACATGGAAGCCGCTGACGCCCGTTTACAGGCCGCTATCCAAGCCCGCATGGGCGGAGAGAAGGTTGCACACATGGCTGGCGGTGGCGGTAAGCTGAAGGCTCTTGGAGACATTGCCAAGAAGTTTTTGGTTGACGCCCCCCAAGCCGAGGCGCTGAAGCTGGCCCAGCAAAGAGCCGCCCTGCCCCCAGCCAAAGGTGGTCTGGGGTTACCCGCCGACAACACGCCACAGCAACGAGCGGCGGCAATGAAACGCAACACCGATGCGTACCACGGGTCACGGCAAGACATTACTGGCGCATTCAGGCCGGGGTATGACGACAACTTGGCGTTTGTCACCAAGTCTCCAGAGTTTGCCAACAAGTGGATTGGCAAAGGCAAGATGCAGAAACGAGTTGGAGACCAAGCCAAACAAGAATTGAAGTCGGCTGAAGATATGTACAGAGACATGAAGTCTAAGCACATGGATTACGACAACCTCAGCAAGTTAGAGGGCGACGAGTTTCACAGTGAATATGACCGTAGAAATGCAATATTCAAAGCGGAAGCAGAGAGAGAGTTTGGATTACAAGGTTCGCCCGACAAGATTCACTCTACGGTTTACCCGCTGACGGTTGAATCAAACAAAATATTCAACCCCGAAACCGACATGGATGTGATGGCTGACTTCTTTAAAGCTAACAACATACCAAAAAGCGACCAAGATTTGTACGCTGGTGGCAACTACATACTGTACGAAAGAAAACCAGTAGTGGAGTATTTAAAAAGCAAGGGTTACGACTCCATGCGTTTGCGTGAGTCCACTGGTGACGACTACCCAACAATTGCTGTGTTCAATCCTGAGAGCATTCGCGGTAAGTTTGCCGCTCACGACCCGTTCCGCAGAGACGCCGCAACAGCCGCAGCAATGGGCGTGCTTGCACCAGACTTGATGGCTGAAGAAACGAAAAAAGCGCAAGGTGGCCTCATGATGGCTGGTGGCGGTGACCCGCTTGACCAGTTCAGCCCTCCGCGCTACCGCTCTGCTGGGCGCAGGCCAGAGAATCAGAACGACCGCAAGGCTGCTGCCAATATGCCGATGGACTTTGCCCGTGGCTTGGTGTCAGGCATCGGTGGAGCGCCCGGTGACATTGAGTCGCTCATCCGCATGATTCCCGGCCTTGAGCGGTCTCGGACGCTCAGTGACCTAGTCACTGGCAACCACCGCGAGACTTACTTGCCAACGTCCGAGGACATTGAGAAGCGCCTACCCTACCGTTCAGACACGCCTGCTGGGCAAGCAGCATCTGGGCTGGGGACACTAGCCGGGGGCTTCTACACTGGGCCGGGAGCGCCCATACGACTCGTTGGCGGGCTACCGCAGGCCGTGTACAAGGCTGGCAAGGACTTTGGTCGAGCGGCCGGGCAGCCTGCTGCCAACGTGGTCAAGCCAACGGGCGGGAACTTCTTGCTTGGGCGGACTGAGAAGGATTTGCAGCCTTTGAAAACGCCGACCTTTGTGGGTGAAACGCCTGCTCAAAGAATATCTAAGCACGAAGAATTGTTGAAAAACCCAACACTGAGCCAAGACCAGCGAGACCGCGTTCAACGTATGCTTGACGCAACCAAGGGTGAGGCCGCGATTGACAAATGGGTTGACAGCAACCTGACCAACTATGTTAAGAAGCAAATGGGCACGGCTGACGACCCAGTGCGCAAGCTGGCCGAGCAGGGCATTACGCATAAACCAGCTCTTTTGCGTGACAACCCATATTTATCTACTGCCCCGTTGAGAAAGAAACGCAGGGAAGCTGGTTTCCCAGAAGAGGGCATGGGCCAATCCCCAGCAGCCCAAGCATGGGAGCAAGCCTCCGATGAGGCCATTGCAACGCACCGGGCTGGCGACATTCAAAATATGCCAGAGCAATATGCCAAGTTTCAAGAAGCGGAACGCAAAATTCGTTCTGCAAGACAAGCGGTTGTAAGAAAATTTGAGCAGCAGATGGAAAATGTTGGGATTACAGACCCAAACAATATGCATTACGCCGCCTCTATTGATGAGAAGGCAAAAATTGTTGGCGATACGGATTTAGCAAAAGCCAAAGCTGAGTACCAGTCACTTCAATCGCCAATGATGGACAACTACATGGAACTTGGGCGTCAAAACCCTTACATCAACAAACTTGCGCCAGAAACCCCGATGTATGCGCCGTTCACTGGTGACCTTGGCTTTGACCACATCATGGATGTGCTGCGTGAAGATGTGACTGCTGGCCGCATTCGCCCAGAGCAACTCAGCAAAGTCAGCATGGAGCAGGCCGTGCGCCGTACTTTTGAGTACGACCAAGAACTTGCGGCCAAGATGAATGCCAGCAGGGCTGCGGCTCGTGAAGGGTTGCCCATCTATAAAGACTATCCTGAAGGCTACAAGTGGATTGAACTAAACAAGCCCGGCGCATTCTCACAGGAGTCCGAAGCGATGGGGCACTCAGTTAGGGGCTACGAGCCACCCAAAGGCCACCCTGACTGGACGGAAGCTTCTGGTGATGCTGGCAGTTCTGGCTACGGCCACGGCGGCTGGGAGGCCATCAAGAGCGGCAAGGCCAAGGTGTACTCGCTGGTTGATTCCAAGGGTGCGCCTCATGCAACGGTTGAGGTAGCCGCTTCCAAAACTCTTACGCCTGAAAAAAGAGCGGCGCAGATGGAAAGTTTGATGCACAGACTGCGTGGCGAGGGGATGTCTGAAGAGGCGGCAACAAGGCAAGCGGGAAAACTCTACCCGGAATCGGAGACTTTATCTCGCATCAGCCAAATCAAAGGCAAAGGCAACCGCGCACCCAACGAGGAGTACCTGCCCTACGTCCAAGACTTTGTGAAGGGCGGTCAGTGGTCTGACGTTGGTGACTTGAGGAACACCGGGTTAACTCGCAAGAGTGATTTGATTGACAAATTCTCTCCAGACGAACTGGACGCAATTGGCGCTGGTGAATACGTGACCAGAGCCGAACAAGATGATTTGTTGCTTAGAGCATTGCGGCCACCCGAAGGCATGGCCCGTGGTGGCCTGCTCCACATGGCAGACGCTGGGCGAGTGTTTAAGGACGGCCTCACTACAAGCGGTGGCACGTTCTCTCCTGAAGAGTTGGGCGTGACCGAGGATGACCTTGGGATAAACAAGAAGTTTTTAAACAACATCAAACGCAATGCCTCAGAAATTTATGACGAGGGTAAAAAAACTCTTTCGGATGACTACGAACGCTTGAAAGCATCCGCAATCGCCCGTGCGCAGCTTGCCAAAATTGCAGCAGCACAATTTGCTGGCGGCTTGCCTGACCTCGCAAGCATGGTGACGCCGCTTGTAAACTCAGATGCCCTGTTGAGTGCTTTCCCAATGGCAAGAGCCGCAAAGATTGGGCTTACAGGCTCCCCATCTACCGGGCGACGCACTTCGGTACTGAGTGACGAAAAAACGCCGTATAGCCTTGCCGATTACGCCAACGATATCAATGGCAACCCCAGAGGCGGCTCTGAAGACATCATTAAACGTGCGCAAAAAGCTGGCCTTATGTATGGCGGAACGCGGATGATGTACGACGCTCAAGAGCCTGACCCAAGCAAAGAAATGCTAACGATGACGCCAAAAGAGTACGAAAAATTGTTAAATTCTGAAGGTCGCAACCGTATAGATTTTGGTGAGCAGATTACAACTGGCCGATTTAGCCCAGTCACGGAGATAGGCACAGCCATCCTTGGTGGCAATTTAGGGAGCAAACTTGGTAGAGGTGCAGTGAACACTGGTCAAAAATTTAAAAAAGGTTTTGACAGAGGGTACGCACGCGCTATGGCCCGACAAGCGCCACCATTCCTGCGTGAATTGGAATATGCCCCCAGCAAAAAGCGCGGCGGGTTGACACAACTTAAAGCGAGATAAGCATGGCAACAGATTACCCAATTGGCCCAGATGAAGACCGCTTCATCGAAGGCGTCCGCATGACCGAAGAAGGCGGGGCAGAGGTGGATATGCTCCCCGGCGAGGAACCCGATGTTGAGGAGTTGCCTGACGGCTCTGCTGTCGTCAAGCTAGAGAACTTTAAAGGCCCATCCGAGGACGAGGACTTCTACGCCAACTTGGCTGAAGAGGTTGTCAGCATCACCGAGTTGGAGTCTCTGGCTACGCGCTACATCGACCTCATTGACAACGACCGCCAAGCACGCAAGAAGCGCGACAAGCAGTACGAAGAAGGACTCCGCAGGACTGGCATGGGCGACGATGCCCCCGGTGGTGCGCAGTTCCTTGGAGCCTCCAAGGTAGTCCACCCCATGATGGCCGAAGCCTGCGTAGACTTCGCCTCCCGTGCCATCAAAGAGATGTTTCCGCCCGACGGCCCAGCCAAGACCAAGATTCTGGGCGAAGTCACCGAAGAGAAGACTGAGGTCGCAGAGCGCAAGCGCGACTACATGAACTGGCAGTTGACCGAACAGATTGAAGAGTTCCGCGACGAGCAGGAGCAGATGCTGACCCAGTTGCCTTTGGGCGGCTCACAGTTTATGAAGCTGTGGTACGACGACAAGAAGCGCCGACCCTGCGCTGAGTTCGTTGCTATTGACAACATCCTGCTGCCATTTGCGTCTGCAAACTTCTACACCTCACAGCGCGTAACGGAGCAGCAAGACATCAGCGAGTGGGAGTTCAAGCAACGCATCGACAGAGGCTTGTACCGAGACATCAGCTTCATCCGAACAACGTCTGAGCCTGAGCAGACTGCCGCCGAAAAGGCCAATGCCAAGATTGAGGGCAAGCAGTTCGAGGACGGAGAAGACGGTTTGCGCCGCGTGTACCACATCTACACTTGGTTGGACTTAGAAGACGACACCCGCGCCAATGGTGAAACCGCGCCCTACATCATGATGATTGACGAACTCGACCGAAAGGTGCTGGGTTTGTATCGCAACTGGGAAGAAGGCGATGTCACCATGACCAAGCTGGACTGGATGATTGAATTCAAATTCATCCCGTGGCGGGGCGCGTATGCCATTGGGCTACCTCACCTCATCGGAGGTCTCTCCGCTGCCGCTACGGGGTCATTACGGGCCTTGCTGGACACTGCACATGTCAACAACTCCCTGACGATGCTGAAACTGAAGGGCGCAAAAGTTTCGGGCCAGTCTGACCAGATTGAAATCACGCAGGTGACCGAGATTGAAGGCGGCATTGGTGTGGACGACATCCGCAAAATTGCCATGCCCATGCCGTTTAATCCTGCATCCCCGGTGTTGTTGCAGTTGCTACAGTTTCTGGTAACCGAAGCCAAAGGCGTAGTCACTACGGCAGAGGAGAAGATTGCCAACGCCAACTCCAATATGCCCGTGGGTACAACACAGGCGCTGATTGAGCAGGGTGC